CGTAATAATCGCACCAATCGACACACTTTTTATGCCGTGGCCAAAACACCCAATTACAGAACTTTATCCAGAGTTCCTTCGGGTTATAAAACGTAATCTTAATTGTCTTTGCCATGATTTATTGTTCTGGTTCTTTTAGTATGTTAATAAATCTACGTAATCGCTTACATATATAATTGCATCTGTACGAGTGTTCTTTACATTTTGGTCCAAAACACTCATAAGGCTCAGAAGTCCTATCCAAATGTATTAGCTCTGTAGAGTCAGGGCAAGTTCTCCTAAAAGCGTCTATAGCCCTATCTATGTCAATTTTCTTTGCCATATTACTACTTATTTGAAAATGAATGACGGTTGTTTCACTGTGATATGCGTCCGAGGTGTCGATGGTAGTACGTTCATCATCTCCAGCAGTTGCTCCACACCGTCCCAATCTACAAACGGGCGATTACTCCGTTCGGGGTCAAACTTGGTTGGGATTCCCAGGCAATGATCGTCGATATAGATGTCAGCCGTCAGTTTCTTGCTGCGGTACTTTTCCAATGGGTTACGGTTGATGCCGACAAAGGTCAAGCCGTTATCCTCCACCCATTTCAGCATATCATCCCATCGTTCCTTAACGATAGGCAGTTCAAACTCACCATCTCGCTCGATACCAGTCATAAGCACCAACGAATGACCTTCAGCCAGCAGACGTTTCAATACGGGCACAGCACCGATGTCCTCGCCCGTCCCTTCTGGATAACAATACGTGACGCAGGTGCCGTTAAAATCAACGGCTACTACTAATTTCTTTTTGCACATACTAAATTTCTTTATTCAGATTTAATTAATTCACAGCTATCTTCCAAATCAAACCGCATAAAGATGTGAGGCACCTTATAGCAATCAAACTTAACGACATAATGCGTAGGTTCGTTGCCAACATACCTGCCACCATAACATCTATGCTCCAGAACAATGCCGACTGAGCCAAGATGATTTCGGCCCATCCGCATGAAGTTCTTCGCAATTCTGATTTTGTCACCAACTTTGAATTTCATACTTAGTTACAATATGCGACTCTGCCTTGGGCCGTTCTTGTGGAACGGCTTGTTGGCAGAGTCGAGTGTTTGGTTATTCTTGGGAAACGATATTCTGAACCGGGCGCACGGGGAACCCGCGGCACCGAGAGTTGTAGTACTGCGGATTGACACCACCAGAGCCGAAGTACAAGCCGTAGGCAGACCGAGCCGAGAGGAACGAGGAAGACCAGTAGAGGCCGTCCGAACCGCGATTGCTCCAACTCGTACCAACGCCGTAGCCTGAGCAAGCAAAGAAGATGGATGCTTTATTTATCTTAGAAACTACGAGATAGCCGTTAACACCATTAACGGTAGAACGAATCCATCTGCAGTTATCATAGAGTTCCTGGAATTGCTCTTTGGTAGGCATACGCCAGTCACCACCAAGGTTAACGTGCGCTGCGTCATGTTCGAGGTCAATATCACCTTTAAGCTTTGCTCCTGGAGTGTCTTCGTATTCTTCTGAGTTAAACTCGTAATCTTTGAAAGCGTTATCGTTATCACCCCAATCAACATCTCCTTTGTCTGGGAAATGCAAGTCAGTATTACCCCATGATACGAAAGCACCGTAGTCTGATGGAGATTTGGCACCAAGGTTACGGTCAGCCCACAGAGTACCGGACGGGAGTCCAAGGTCAACAGCTGTTATCTCCTTTGGAGTTGTATCGTAAGGAGAGAACGATGTCTTTTCGATGATAGGTGCACCATTCTCGTCGTAACCAACAAGTTTCATAGTGTCACCTTCGATTAAGAACTTATAGGCTTCACGACAGAAGTCTATAGTCTTTGGTTGGTCACAAATGCCAAACTGCTTCAACAGTTGCATTTTTAAATCTTGATTCTGATTCATGTTAGTAAAGATTTAATTAAACTGCTATGTTAATAATATTGGAAAGTTTCTGACAGAGTGCTTCACAAAGAACACGACTCATGTTAACTTCAACAGCATTGCCGATAAATTTCTTCTGCTCTGACTGAGTGCCAACAAGAATATAATTCTCAGGGAATCCCATAATCTTTTTGAGTTCTGACACCTTAAGCATACGCATCTTAATGTCGATGATACGATAGATGGCCATAAATTCCTTGACTTTGCGAGTCATCGGAGAATCATCCTCATAGATAGCAATACCAACTTCTCCCTGCTCAGTACATACGAGATACGGAGGCATCTTATCCATACGAGCTATCAGAGTGAAGCACGGCTTATCTACGCTGCCACCATTACTTTTGAAAGAATACGGATTCGTTAGGAATTGCTTACACTTGACAATACTCTGCTTTGGATTGGTAGGAATTGTAGGGCAAGGCTGTGTCACTGATGACGGTGTACCATTGCCGTACTGGTTATCAATAAAACAACGAACGAGCGAGATTCTATCCTTCGTCGTTACCGTTGGTGCAGGGTCATCCACTGATGTATTGAAACCATTACCGTAATACTGAGACATAAACTCGGCACCAACAAGCGCATGATGATCTTTCGTCGTAACAGTGCCAGCAGGTAAATCAATAGATTCGTTATGGTCCTTACCGCCATAGTATTTCGACAGGAAAGAAACCTGTGCAATACCTAACCGATTCTGACAGGCAACCGTAGGACATGGCTCGTCGATAGATGGAGCTGTATAGTGGCCACCTCTATTCATAGAATTGTACTTCACGATGAAAGCGGAAAAATCTTTCTGAGACATTCCAGCCACAAACTTTATCAGTCCGGCATAGATTCGCTCAAGTGTTTTCTCGCAGAGTGGCTTCTTTCGTCCAAAGATAGATTCACCTTCATCTGAGAAATCAAGAACTTCGCGTACAGGCTTCCATTTGTGATATACTGAGAACAATCCACCTTCATCACCATTCTTGGCGTAGGTGGGAATAGGAAACGCGATAGGCAATCCCTTCTGAGCAAACTGACCAAAGAAACGCTTGCGCGAGGTGTATGCTCCAAAATCGGCTGCATTCAGAATGCGCCAGTCGAAATTGTAGCCGTAACTCTGTACCTTGCGCACCCAGCGGAGATAATCAGAGCCTTGGTCTTTTGATACAGGCTTACCGTTTTCGTCAAGTTCACCCCACATCATAAATTCCTCGACATTCTCAATCTGAATCCAGTTAGGACGGATGGCTTCGATATATCTGAAAAGATGTTCTGCAAGCGTCCTGGAATCAGCGTCACGAGGCTGTCCACCTTTGGCACGGCTGAAATTGGTACATTCGAGTGAAGCCCACAGGACCACCAAAGCGTCAGGATATTGCACTTTCATCTTCTGTAGATGGTCAACAAGCGGTGTGAGATTCAGAGTCCGAATATCCTCAGTAAAATGTAGCGTGTCAGGATGGTTGGCCTGATGGGATAGAATAGCGTTCGGGTCGTGATTGACACAAGCAATCACCTTCGCACATTTTTCTCCATTGAGCTGTGCGTACTCAACTCCTGTAGAAGTGCCACCAGCACCACAGAAGAGGTCAATGTAGAGTAGCTTGATATTATTCATTTATAGTTCTTGATTAGATATTCCTTAATATCGTCTGGCTGGTGTTGTAACATTCCATCAATACCGACAGCTCGAAGAATATTGTTCCACCATACACTATCATGCTCCAACGGAATCTGACAGTCGTATTTAGTAGCGCATTCATCTTTACATTTATTACAACACTCTTTGCATCCTCTGGCCCAATGACAGCAGGCACAAATCTGCTGACGTGTCGGAGGTGTGCAGTCAAGAATGTACGGTGTACCGTGATTACTTGCCTTGCTCATTGCCATACGGTTTACCACAGAACGGGCAGAACTTGGCAGGTATCTGAAAGCGATACCACGTCTTTGATAATTGACCACCCTTCAATACTTTCTTATACACTCCGTTGACACAGATACGTTCCGTACCATCCGGTGCAATATTAGTATCAACTTGAAGATAAGGCATGCTCATTTTAGCTTTCAGCCTTGCGTTATATTCTTCAATACAGTTACACATCTTTTTGCTCAATACTAAGTTGTTTCTTTTGCTCAAGCCATTGCTCGCGAGTTATAGCACCTTGTTTGTTTAATTCTCGCTGTAGGTTATTCTGCTCTCGCTCATACTGGTCAATAAAGATGTTACGCTCTTTGATAAAATCTCGGAGAGCACAGGTTATCACCATTGGATCAACGGAGCCATAGAAACGACCATAACGGCCTGTCTTGAAATAGTAGAAGAAGAGAAGAAGCTCAGTAACTTTCAGGTAGTGATATTCTGCAGCTATGATAGTTGCAAGGCCTTCCACCTGTTCTTTGTCGAGATTCTTGGCACCTGTGAACTTTGACAAGTCCACAATCTGAGGGCATAGCCACTGAAAGGAGAATGTTTTGCCATACGCCAGACAAATATCCGTCAGCGTAGGATAGTCACCCATGATGGCTTTCTCCTTTTTCAGAGCAAATGAAGCCTGAGTTTTAGGGTTGACTCTTGCCAAGAACTGGTCTCTGTCACCAAACTTAGAAAGAATCGTCAATGTTTTCCCTTGCTCTGGCTTCATTAATGAGGTCGTAGGTGTCGTTGACAAGTTGCTCGTTTGTTGGAGCACCTGCTGCCCGACTTCCTGTAGCAGCTGAGGTTGTTTCATTCTGATTTCTGATTATTATTTCATCTTCCCAAGCACGCTGATGTAGGAATGTAAGCGGGTTCTTTCGATACTGCTTTACAGTTGTTGCCTCTAAATACTTGGGCAGATAATCAAATATAGCTTTTCTGTCTTTAAGGGAGATTTTGGCATACACTTTCTGACAATCAGATTTTCCAACCTTTTTATCATAAAGTTCCCAAAAATCTGAGAACGGAAATTCTTCTTCAATATCGAACAGAGTAGATTCTGAACGTAGTGAAGAATCTCTTTTATTCTTTCCATTATTATGTTTTGTGTGAGCGGTGTGTGAGCCTGCTTCTTGCTGTGTGATTTGCTGTGTGAGCTTTTTAGCTAACTCGCTGATTTCCACATCGTTAAGTGTGTGAGTTGGTGTGTGAGATTCCTCTGACTTGAAGATTAGATACTTCTTTAACGTAATCATATTTACGCCTTGGTCATCGGCTGTATCAATAACACCTTTTCTTCTCAAACCTGAAAGGAATTTTCTTACTCTCCATTCCGTCCAGTGCCACCGTGCAGCAAGAAATCGAACAGATGCAGGCCACTGTGCCTGACCCCACGTTACTTCGCGACCTCCGATACGAGCAGTATGCTCAGATGCCTCAAATCTGACCTGCGACATAATATCCAGGACAGCTTCGCAATCATTATAAGTACGGGATTGACGCCAATAGTCGCTTTTAAAGAAGTCGTTGGAGATTTGTTTGAATCCTTCGCACATACACAATACTATAAAAAGTTTACCAAGTTGCGTTCAAATTCCTCCTTCGAGATATTTGGGATGATAGCCTTGAAGAGTATATCGCGTACATTATTATATAATATATTGAACTCTGACTCATTCATCTTCTCGAAACTGATGGACTTTGGAGCGTGGAACCATTCATTTGAGTGAATATTATACAGAGGCTCGCACCATCCGGCAGTTATCTCTAAGGACTTTCGGAATACTTCAATATTGTTCTTGAAGAACTCCTGTTGCCGTTCGTCAAGGTATTCCCAAGCGCACTTTAGTAATGCCCAATACTTTCGGAAGAATGCGAGATTACGAGGCTTCTTGATAGTCACCTCGTAAATCTCGCCAATCTTTAACTTTTTCTTCTCGTCGTAGTCATCATCAGTAAGTGGCTTGAGACCTTCTCGCGTATTAAGAAGTAGTAGCTTCATACGCTAAAAAGGTAAGTCGTCCGGATCACCTTCCTGCTGTCCGTCAGTAGGTGGGAATGGATTTGCTGCAGGAGCCTGCTGTTGACCTTGACCAGCAAACATATCAGGCTGCTGTTGTTGTGGTGCTGGAGCAGGTGCAGCGGCTTGTTGTTGGCCACGTATGACATTGTATGCACGTATCTCTGCATAATACTTGCCGTTGTATTCGTGTGCATCAATATCAAATTGAATAGTTACATCTTCGCCCGGCTGAATAGCGAATTGTTTAATACGGTCCTCACCAAAGATGGTGAACGGAATTTTCTTTGGAAACTGCCCTGGAACCTCAAGCACATAAGATTGAGTCATCCATGGATTTCCTGTACGCTGAGATACACCTGACTTCGCTTCAAGTACAAAAATAATTTTACCTGTTGCTTCCATGTTACAAATACTTAAACTTAAAATTATTGTTAATTATATTTGAATTTTCTTTTATACTTTTCCGTATTCTTTTCCAAGATATATTCAGAGTTCTTACAGCCTCGTTCATAGAAGGAAAAGTTCTTGATTTACCATCATCGTATATCATTATAATTGGTTTTGATAATGATGGTATATTTCTACGCTTTTCACCACTTCTTTGTAAGCTATCACCATAGTTTACGTTATATTTGGCTGTGCACCACTCAAGATTATTGGCATTATTATTTTGCTTGTCTTGGTCTTTGTGGTTTATTAAAGGTAGATTACTTGGGTTTTTAATAAATGCCATAGCAACAAGTCTGTGGACGCGAAACTTTTGTATCTTTCCCTTTTTACACAAAATTACTGATAGATAACCATCTTTATCTTTTGTTTGTTTTAAGATTTTGGGGAACCTTCTTTCGTAAACAGAATCCCATTTACCTTGATAATGCGCTAACGAACGCACTCTACCTTCATCAGAAACCTGATAAAATCCTTCGTAGTTTGCTACATCTCTCCAAGCCTCATTACTTACCATATTACCTAATATTATATATTGTTTATAGATAATTCTCCTTTTAAAATTTTCTTTGTGTTATTATCTTCAATCTCTGCAAATTCAATCGCACAGCTCAAAGAACAATCAGGTATAATTGGATTTACTTTATTTCCCCTGTTTGGATCAAGTTCGTCAAGGAATATTCTGTTTCCTTCTTGGTCTTTTAAACAGGTGGCACCTATAGACCTTTCTATTTCAGCCATTCGTTTAAACTTTTCAGGGAAATCATTTCTGATTTTATTCCAATAACCTATACCGCCTTTAACACATCCAATACAATTATTGTTATTATAACCCATCTTATACATCACTGGAATGTCAATGCCTGCCTTATATAATATTCCAAGGCAATCTTGTTTTGTAAGCATCTTCTCGATAAGAGGAAACAATGGTTTTGTTTTTGGGTTTTGTTGTTTGAATCTGATAGCCCTGTTGATTTCGTCTTTGCAGAAATCGAAACCCCAAATTTGCCCCCCCCACTCACCAAGTCCGTCCTCGAAAGAGTAACGAACTCGTTTCTTTAATTCTTTTGTACATGATGCACCCATTGGGCCGTTAATGAATTTTTTTCTCAACAACACATCTTCGACACATGAATATTTGTCGCTTCTGATTGTTTCAATTTTGCATCCATACCACTCTTCGCAGTCTTTAAGAAACCGTATGTTGTCAGGATGCTCAGAGCCTGTTTCAATATGAACAATTCTCACATTTTTGTACATAGAAAGTCCTATTTTGCAGGCTACAGCCGATGTAGCTCCGCATGAGAACCATCCTATAATTGGTTTATCTGTCATTGATTAAAACTTAAATTGGTTACATAGTAGTTGCCCACTGTAGGACACGGAAACCTGCTGATGGCAACAGGCACAATGGGCAACCTGAGAGACATGGAACTTACTTGATGATAGTCTGGATATTCTTGATATTATCAATCCTATCCTTCATATACTGAATAGCGAGAGAGATTCTTTCTGTCAGAAGCTTGATGTCTTCCTCGTTACGATAGATGCGCAGAATCTTTATCTGCTTGCTCTTTGAAACGTAGGGGCAATAGCTTACAAAGTCGCAGAACTCGGTGCCAGTAAAGAGAATATTGGCCATACACTGCCAATAGTATTCCTCTTCATTCTCCTTCAACTCTTTCGGAGTCTCGTACATGAGGTGTTGCATGTGTTTCTCAAGCGTGAAAGGACACTTGATTTCGATGATGCCTTGGTCCTGTCGGATAACACCATCAGGAGAGCCACCAACGAGGCGAGGATATTTGTCGTAGGGTACAAAACCTGTCTCAAAGACTTCATATCCCATCGTCTCAGCGTACTTCTCACGGGCTACCGATTCCATATCAGAGCCATAGCGAGTAGCCATGCTTTCTTGAGAGTGCAGCTCAATATATTCGTCAACACAATTCTTGGAATATGTGTCATCAGAATCTACTGGCATGAAATGTTCCATCACCTTACGGTTAAGATAGGTGAATGTAGCATCAGAGAATGGAACAACCTTGGTGGTCACTCTTGACTTGGGGTTGGCAGCTTTAAACTCTGCCAGCTCTTCCTCAGTCATAGCTTCCTTGTGTTCCTTCATCAGAACAGAGATTTCAGAAGATGTGAGCTTACCGAGTCGCGCTCTTCTCCATCCCATTGATCGTTGCTCGAGATTCGATGTGTCTGCCATAGGGCTTACTCCTTATTCTCGTTAAACAAATCGTCTGATGGCTTCACTTCTTCTGCTACAGCTTCCTGCACAGGCTCGTTGTCCTGATACTGAACGTCGTAGGAATCAATCTGCAAGTCCTCGTCAGTGAGGCTGTCGTTTGGCTTGACAACTGCCTGGTCAAACTTGATAGCGTTCTGAATGGCTACAGATTTCGGAGCGTACTTAGCGAAGAGAGCTTTGAGCACGGTCTTTCGAGCCATTGCGTCGAAGTCTGATACCCAAGGAGTGCCACGCTTAGCACGGAAAGCCTGTGAGAACTTGGTAGCATGAGCCTCAACTTCTTCTTTCGTCCAGAAGATAGTCTTTGAGAATCCGTTAATCAAGTCCATGCGAGCCATGTAGCCGATAACCTTGTCAGAGGTCTTGGCATCCTCGTCGAACTCGTATTCTCCAGTGAACTTATTCTTGCGAACAAGCTGACCTTCGTACACCACTTCGTCGATGATGTTCTTGAACTGACCGCTACGCTCAGCAAGTTCAATCAGACCTTTGTAGCCGAGTTGGAACTGGCACTGACCTTTGTAAGGTACGATGTAAGCCAGTCCGAGAGTTGGAACTACAGGCAGGTCCAATGTTGCTGCCACCATAGCAGAGCCGAGAACTGTCATCGGATTGCAGTTGCGGAGCATGTTGTTTCCGTTAGCTACCGAGATTACAGAAGACACGAACGATGCTGCTTTCTTCTCAGAGCCAAGCACATCATTGAGTTTCTTCATAACTGCACCGCTATTCATGAGCTGCTGGAGCGTCTGAGGCTGATTCTGTTGTGTTGTTGAAACTTCGTTTGCCATGTTACTTAATAATTACTTGATAAATGGTTTATAACTTCAATATTCGACTTCTATTTCTTCTTGCTCCCATCCGTCGAGAGCTTCTTCAAGGGCTTTGAGCTTTCTGACTCGCTCCATAGCATCCCAAAGATGTTTACGCATTTTCATCATGAAGGTATCATCTGCCCTGCAGCCAGGAATAACACCATGTCTGACTCCGTAGTGAGCCTCAAGCTTTTTCTGCTGTTCTTGGGCTTCAATACGCAGATTAGTGATTTCCTCTTTGGCTTTCTGCAAGGTGATGGGAAGAATATCTTCCTGCTCTGCCCACTCTTTGCAAGGCTCAAGATTGGTATCTTCAAGATAGTGGCCACCTTCCTCGTCATCGACATACCAAGCGTTATTGGTTACGAGGGTGGAATCTTTCACCATAACCTCAGTAACCTTAACTGCAAGTTCCATTTCGGGAGGGTCGCATTGGTTGTAGGGTGCGTTTGGATCGAACTCAGCACCCGGTGGGTAATATCCGCTTTCTCTCATTTTAATAATAGATTTCTGGATAGTTCTCTATGTTTTGCTGATGCGCACGTTGCATTGCCTTCTCAAGAGGTGAGAAGCCCGTCTGTTTGTTGACAGGCTTCTCGTTATGGTGTTGGTAATGTTCCATGTTACACCTCAATGATAGGAATTTCGGGAGCCAGCTCCTTGATCTTTGCAATCTGCTCGTCAATGAGCTTGTCACGGACTTCCTCGACGATTGCTTCTGCGTCAGGAGAAATCAGTTCGAGCACGGCATGCTTACCCTCGACATGAGCAATAATCTCGATAGAGAACGTTTCAGGCTGAGAGCCTTTGAAGATAGGAATCTTCACGGCAAAAGCCTCGGGAAGATTGGACTCGACAACCTTACGATATACGTCCGTTACTGAGCCGTTATCCTTCTCTTCGCGCTCTACCTCGGTGTTCACCTTGGCTGTGAAACGCTTGAGCAGGGTGACCAGCTGCATGTTGGTTTCCTTCTTCTCGAAGTACGTACGGTTGATGCGGAAGAAGTTACCAAGGTCGGTAGATTCCCACAACTTTTTGTTGACACCGAAAGCCTTATACTGGCGAGAGAGCTGGATAGTACCAATGACCTCTTTCTTCTCACGCTTGTCAGTCTCGTTGACAATGAGCGTCATCTTGAGATTGTCGCGGTCAACGAGAATGTGAGTACGGCAGTGGTCAACCTGCTTATCCTCAGCGAGCCAACGCTTTTCGAGGAAAGCGAAGATAGCTGTGATATTGCCGCTGATGTTCACCTTGTCAGGCTCAAGAACGGGCAGCTTATCTTCTACCACGGTGTCAACCTCACGAATAATGAGTTCCTTCACTCCTTCGCCATCTGCGAAGTTAATGTTCAATTTCTCTGGATCCATGTTACTGATGGTTTAAAATGTTACTGATTGGCAGCGATACGGATTTCTGCCTGGATTGTCTTCTGCAATTCGTCGCGTGTTGCAGGGCGAGAGGAAACAAGAATACCCTCGGCATTGTAGATGCACACCATACGTTCGTCTTCATCGAGGAACTGGTAGCATTTCTCATGAACGAGCTTACCCTTGGACTTGAGGTTTTCGCGGATAACAGAAACTTCCTCTTTGAGAGGCTTCAACTCTTGGTTGATTTCGTCTTTGTAATCCTTGATCTTCTCTTCGAGCGTGGCAATACGGATGTGCTTCTCGGCAAAATCCGTCTTCATTTTAGCCATCTCGTCAGAATCGAATGACTTGTGGTAGTCAATTTCAACCACCTTGTCAGCATTGTCAATGAGGAATTGTTTTCTTTCCTCAAGGTCTTTGATGTCTTGACCTAATACTTTCTGCATGACTGATACTAAAATTAAATTAAACACTATTTCATGCCCAGCTTTCGCTTGAGCTTTTCAACTACTTTCTCAGTGATTCCTAAGTTTATCCGTGTCAACGGCTGTGTGAATAGTGATGGCTTTGCCGTTACTCTCAGTACATCGTTGCGCTTGGACTCGAATATCTCCTTCTGCTTGCCCATAGACATGTCGTAGGTTATGCAGGTTTTTATCAGATAGTGACGTTTGCCAACCTCATAACCAAGACCAACTACATTCTTCATGCAAGCATGTACATTGTCATCCCTGTGGCGTTCTTTGCGGCCAGAGATATACTGCGTCTTGTCAATATTGAAGGAACAGTCATCCTTGAGCATCTGCTTTATCAGAGCCTTACCTTTGAGGTCGAGATTATTGTACTGAGCGTACCTCTCAAAGAAGTGAGGAATGAAGGTGCAGATGGTAGAGAATCGTTGTTCTGCCTGATTGACAAAAGCCTGATGAAGAACGAGGCCATTCTGAATCTGTAGCACACCGAAGGTAGAAGAGAAATCGTCCTTGCCGAAGAACTTGGTCGATACGAGCCAAGTGTTCTTGCGAGGGCTGACATACTCCGTGAAAAGATACTTTGGAAAGTCGTGCATCTTGAGCGACTTTCGACGGAAGTCTTTCCATAGGTGGCGTTCCCAATTCTCTACATTGGGGAGGTCCTTAAGAATCTCGTTGCGCACCTCTTCATGTGTCATATTCAGTAATAGCATAATCAATAAGTTATTGAGTCTATATATTCTCTAATTTTCTTGGCTTTGGATTCTGCATGACGATAACGCCAATACAGGTTTTCGGCTTCTCTCTTAAGCTCTTCCAGATATTCGTGAGCATTGTAGCCTTGCAAGTGGTATCGTTCAAGCTGACCTTTATTGATGTCGCTCTCCACTTTACTGGCTTCACGCTGCCTTCCGATGAACTGGCGGTAGAGACTGTCAGCTTCTCTTGATAGATTGTCGGCACGACGTTCAAGCCGTTGGATAGCTTTCTTGTGTCCGTATTCCGCTGACCAGAACTGCGACATAAACTCGTCGAACCTGTCTTCATCCATAGCTTGCTGCATGGCTCGCTCGAATGTTGGCCGACGGTTTTTGTACGGGTCTTCTCCACGATAGCCGAAATACGTTCCTACCCATTGTGGATTCATCAGTTCCCATTGCTCTTTGAGCGATAGGTGTTTCTGACGCGCAAACTCCTTGATAGGAATTGCTACCCGGTTGTGTCCGCATTTGAAAGCTGTGTCTCGGTTGATCTTCACTTCTGAAATGTTGACGATGACATAGTTCTTAGGCATCATCCCCATTGATTTGATAGCATACTCGCTATAGTTCCATTCTTGGGAGCGATTCATGTTTGAATACGCTAACCGCCCGTGAGAATTTCCCCATCCGTGTTCCTCAGTAGGAAGGATGGTAATGGGTGGCCGATGGCGCATATCCCATCCAAATAGGTTTTCTTCATTCTCGTTGTACATATTATTTCTTGTTATTACCTTTCTCGACCTGCCTGACGATGGCATTTTTAGTCAGTCTGAGCCGACGGGCAATATTGTACTCGCGACATGAAGAATTTCCCTGCTGAATGATGGCCACCGCCTTATCAACAAGCTCGCAAAGGAGCTTATAATTGGTTTTGCTTATGTATATTTCCATAGTCCCCACTGCAGGATTCGGACCTGCGACCTTCGGCTATATTAATTTTTATGGCACTTTACTTTGTTCAATAGGGTTTGCCGACGCTCTGCCAGACTGAGCTAAGTGGAGTGTTGCCCTCACGACTGAGGGCAATGTGGGTTTGTTATCTGTTCTGTGAGGACTTTCACCTCTCCCCTGTCCTTTCAGGGGCATATATTTGGTTTATAACTCGATGAATCATTTCATCAAACTTCTTTTATTGCGGTGTACTTTGTGTATCAATAAGTCAAAGAACAAACGTGGCCGTCATCATCGCGAGGATAAATCCTTAATAGCCGTGCGACTGTTAGCCACGTAGCAATTCCCCGGCCTCCTTCTGTTCGCCACACAGACATCATCGGCACTGCTGAAAATGGCTTGGGGAAGAGACAGGATTCGGACCTGCGACCTTCACAGTACATGGCCGTACCGTGCGCTCTAACCACTGAGCTACTCTTCCGTTTTGTTGAAAACCTTGGGAACTTCACAGCGGCCAAGGGGATCGTTACATTTTTTACCAATTAATTCTGAGTTGAGGTAGTGTCTCACGACATGTAGGACCTCTGAGGATTTATAAGTTGCTTATGTCGTTAAATATGGATTTGCCAGATATTGCATTATCAGCTATCAGTCGGTCAATCTCCTTCTTGATATAGAAGATAGTGTTGCCAACTACTGAGTAATGCAGAACACCGCTCTCACGACGGTCTTTGAGCCAGTCCTTACTAACACCGAGATACTTGGCAGCTTCCTTGTTGGAGAGCCAGAGCTTACGGGTGTCGATTTTTGCTACTTTCATTTCGGCCATACCAATTCTACCATGAAAATGAGGGTGAATACTATTCCGAATGCAAGGAACGCAAGCAGGAACATCATGATTATGTCATGTTGGCTGGGCTTACTCATTGTGCAAGGAATTTATCAATGAAATACTGACAGCCCTTTGGTGTTACCTTAGTAGTACGTGTGACGTGCATAACACCACCGTTGCCGGAACGTGTTCCTTTGGTAACTTCAAACAGGCCCATTTCGAGATAACGCTGCATGGGTAGGTTTCTGTCGGAGCCAGCTGAGCAAAGATAACCTTCATTGCGCAACTGCTCGTAGAGACGAATTTCTCCAGTCTGATAGCCTCGCTGACACAGAATCTTAGCCAGCTCACCGATAAGGATTGAGTCCGGGCTGCTGAGTACTGCATCTGCGAATGCTACCTTTGGTGCCTGCTCCTTGGTTACTTCTTCGAGCAAGGCAGCTCTTGATTCTGCCAACTGACGCTGTTCACGCTCCTGCTTAAGAGCTGTCAGCAGACGAATACCGTTGTCGGGGTCTGCGATAATACTATCAATCGTGGTCTCAGTGGCGGTAATGCCATACTTCATCAGCTCCTTGATGCGGTCATTGCACCAGATAGCGAATGCTGGGCTGAGCCAACGAGCAAACTCAATGGCTACGTCTTCGTGCATCCATGTGCCAGGATTGTTGCCGCCCTTCGTAACTCTCACTAAATCGGCCAAAGTGCTTTTTCTCACTTTGGATAATTCGCTGAGATAATCAGAGGTTTGGGAGTTCTGTAGCCAATCTACAGGTCTCTTTCCAAAAGGCTTTGCCATTTGGGTGGCATTGATCATGACGATGCCACCTTTCTTTGCAAAAGTTACGTTAGTGCCGTTATAGGCAAAGACTCTACTAATAGGAGTTTGTGCAGGGTGGCTGTCGCCAAAATCAATCAATCCTTCTTGCATGGTTGTGGTTGGTTAGAGAACGTACTTAAATGTTTCTATACCCCCATAGGCAGACAAAGCCTGTGAGCGAATAGCTTTGGCAGATTCTGAATCAGAGCGGTAAGCGAGTGCATTAAACACCGCTGAACGGGAGCAACGCATCACTTTCATGAGTTTTTCGACGTTTCCCGAGGGTACTTGAATAATTTTTTTCTTTCTTGCCATTGTTATTTAAAAATTTATTTTTAAATTTGCAGTCTGGAACCAAAATGTAAACAAGTTGTAAACTCGTTTCTTGGATTTCACGGTACAAAGATAAACATTTCGTAGATATGAACATAAAAATTTTGTAGATAATATACACATTTTGTAGATTCTTAACACAAGGAGGTCGTTATGAAGAAAAGTGAAATGCTCAAATGTCTGATATTGCACTACACAAACGGCAATCAGGCTCAGTTCGCCAACATGATTGGCGTTCCTGCTCAGAACATCAGCGCATGGCTGAAACGTGACACATTTGACGTAGAACTTCTTTTCTCCAAGTGTGAAGGAGTATCTGCGGAATGGTTATTGACACATGGTGAGGGCCCAATGCTCTCTAAAGACCGACGGAATGTAGATGTAGCCACCAACACGGAGTTGATAGAGCTATGTAAACAGCTCGTGGCCAACTATCAACAGCGTGAAGATGTTATGAATAAATTAGTATCACTAATCAGGTAGGCTATGGAGAATAAATGTATCTCAGCTCTGGAGTACATACGTACCAACAGGAAGGCTTCGTTGGATGAAGTCAATAACCTGTTTGGTTCCGATGGCTCGTTCGCCTTTCACACCTTCCAAGCTCGATATAGTATGCTCCGCAAACAAAAGGACGGGCGCAGTATCGATGACAAGCGTGAAGAGGCGATCAACGGAATGATTGAGGATTTGAAGAGCAAAAAGCTCAAGAATCCTGTTCAGGCAGCAAGGCGCAGGGAACTTATCACTAATATTCTGATAGTGGTAGGCTCATTAATCGGTGCTGCCTTACTCTTTATATTCGGTTGGGCCGTTATTTTACTGGTCCCACCGATATGGTTGGTAGTTATCATCATCGTATGGATAATAAAAAAGACGTGATTTAGTGTAGCAAATAGTGTAGCAATCTGTACCGATTCTTAGAAGCCCCATAAATAAAGGCTCTGCAAGTTGGCTCAGAATTTTCCCAAGCCGAGGGTCGCGGGTTCGAGTCCCGTATTCCGCTCAAAATCCCCCACAAACACAATAAATATGCCCCGTAAAGCGTTATTAGTAACGATGACGTTTAGAAAAACCATATCACTACTG